GCGATCGCCGTGATCCCATCCACCATCGCCTTGACCGGCGCAAACAGCTGGCCCATCAGCTCCATCGCCTGCCCGCCAATCTCGACGCCCTCAAAGGTGTACTCGGTCCAGGATCGGAAATAGTCGACCAGCACCTTGCCCGATTCACGAGCTGCTGCCAGCATGGCCTCGGTCTTGCTCTTGATGTTGCTGGTCGCCTGATAAGCGTCCATGGCGGTTAGCCCGTCGATCAATGTTTTGAACGGCGCAAAGAGGGCGCCCATCGCATCGGCAGCTTTGCCCGCCTTGTCCACATTGGCGAACGTCGTTTCAGTCCAGGCATTGAAGTACAGCACCAGTGTCTTGCCAGCTTCACGAGCTGCGGCCAGCATCGCCTCGGTCTTGGTCTTGATGTTGCTGGTCGCCTGATAGGCGTCCATGGCGGTTAGCCCGTCGATCAATGTCTTGAACGGCGCGAACAATTTGGCCATGGCGTCTGCTGCTTTGCCAGCCTTGTCCACGTTGGCGAACGTCGCGTCCGTCCAGGCGTTGAAATACTGCACCAGCACCTTGCCCGCTTCACGAGCGGCTGCCAGCATGGCTTGCGCCTTCTCTTGGATGTTGCTGGTCGCCTGGTAATCGTCCATGGCACTCAGGCCATCAATGATGTTCTTGATCGGCGAGAACAGCTTGCCAAGCAGGTCCGATGCCTCGCTGCCCGCGGTGACGTTGGTCACCGTATCCTCAGTCCACATCTTGAAAAACGCCATCAGCTCTCGGCCCGCGGTGCGCACATCCGAGATCATCGCCTTGACCCCTGAGCCTAGGCCTTCTTGCAGGCTATAGCCTGCAGCGGTGGCCAGATTGCCGCCGATCGCTGTTACATTGCCCATCATCGTGGCAATGGTTTGCAATAATTCAGGGGCGCTTTGGTCGATGCCGGCGACAATGCCTTCGATAAACGGCACGCCCAGCTCTGCTGCGGCCACCTTTGATGGTGAACTGATGCCCAGCTTGCGCTTGGCCCAATTGAGCGCATCATTTACGGCGCCTGCAGCCGCATCGATTAGGCCTTGTGCCGCGTTTTTGACGCCGCCTTTGACGCCATCAATAATCGCTTGCCCAATGCCGCCCCAATCCACGCTCGTAAACGTGGCCTTGAGGTCATCGACCTTTTCGCCGATGAAATCCAGGAAGGGGCGTAGCGCATCGCCGGCAGCCGTGATCAACCTGCCGCCCAGCTCGCTGACCACTGTAACAACGTTGGTCCAGGCCGTATCCCAGTCCGCTTTGAGGTCACCTAAAAAGGTGGTGATCGTTTCCCATGCCTGCGAGAGCTTGGTGCCAATAGTTTCCTTTGCATCGTCCAGCTTGTCGCTAACCGCGGTCTTGACCTCTTCCCAGCGCTCGGACCATTTCTCTTTCACATTAGACAGAAAGGTCGTCACTCGGTCCTTGGCGGCTTCGAGCTTGGTATTGATCTGTTCCTTGGCGGCTTCGAGCTTTTCCTTCGTTGTGGACTTGATCAGTTCCCAGTCCTCGCGCCACTGTGGATTCAGCTCGTCCATTGCCGCCGTGAACTTGTTATTGATCGTGTCCGCTGCCGTGCCCACCGCGCCCGACACTTTCGCCTTCATGTCGCTCGCTGCGCTTGGCAGTGTGCTGCTGAACCAGCCCTTGACGGCGTCTACCTTGCTGCCGATGTTCGCCTTGGCCGTCTCCCAGCCAGCCGTGATCCCTTCCACTGCCGTGCCGATCGCCGCCCCGGCCGTCTCGACCGCAGTCGAGATCGCTGCCCATTTCTCTTGGAACCAGGCGCTGACCGTGGCCACCGCCTGGGGCAGGTCAACCGTCAACCAGGCTTTGATCGCCTCAAACGCTGGCTTGGCTTTGTTCTCCCAGAAATCGGTCAGTGTCGTGCGAATGCCGCCCCAGTCCTCGGTCCAGGCCATGGCCAGGACGCCCACTGCGGCCACAACCAGCGTGATCGGATTGGCCAGTGCTGCGATGGCCGCTGCGATGCTGGCAATGCCCGCCGCGATGGCCGCGCCAGCCAGCACCATCCCGATGGCGATAAAGGCGGCCTTCAAGCCCTCTGCGTGCTCTTTGACAAATGGCACAAGCTGCTCGCTGACAAAAGTGCCGATGGTGCCAGCCAGCTCTTGCATCCCCTGAGCGAAATCCGTCAGAAATGGCGCCACCTCTAGCCGCACAAACTCACTCACGACGCTGGCGATCTCGCCTGCCTTTGTCAGGAACGGCTCCATCTTTTCCGGAGCCAGCCCGAACGCTTCGGCAACCTGGCCCAGCCCACCAGCAAGGTCGCCCGAAAACATCTCGGCCAATCCGGCCGCCACGTCCGGCAGCTTTTCCCCCAGCCAGCTCGCTAGCACCTCTGCCTTTTCGCTGATCCAGGCCAGGCCGTCCACCACCAGCGGCATAGCGTTTTCTGCCAGCTCGTTTAACACCGGTATAAACTTTTCGCCGATTTGTTGCTTCGCGTCGGTGAAAAGGGCACCCGCCGCGGCCAGCTTTTGATTGAGCGAGCCTTGCACCTCTGGCATTTTGGCCGTGTTTTCGGCAAGCTTTTCCATGACCACGGACATCATGCCAGCCTGGATTTGGGCCTTTGACAGTTCCTCCGCTTCCACGCCGTACATCTCGGCAGCCCGCCCGGTGGCGTCACTCAGTGCTACCTGAATGCCCAGGTTGTCCAGAATCATAGGACTGAGCCGCCCCACGCCCGTGACCAGACTGTCCAGCATGAAACCCATGTCCTCGCCCGTCGCCGAGGCCACCTTGGACAGATAGCCCATGGCCCCCGGCAGTTGATCCGCGAACGTGGTGCTCACCAGCTGGGCCGCCTTGTTGTACGAGGTCATCAGGTTGACTTCGCTCACCATGCCCGAGGACCCCTTTTTCAGCGCGGCCAGCATCTCTGACCCGTTTTCGGCAATGCCCATGAACGCCTTGCGCACGTTCTCCAGTGGCGCGGCGTCTTTGGCCAGCTTGATGATCGCTCCGCCGACACCGACCACGCCCGCCGTTGCCGCGCCGATCCCGCCCAGCACAAGCTTGCTGCCCAGGCCCGCTAGCGCGCTGGCCGCGCCCTTGACCTTGCCGATCACCTGCTCGTCCAGCTTTTTTCCCAGGTCGAGAAACCCCGCGCTGGCCTTGCTTGTGAATTTGCTCAGCCCGCCGCCGGCTTTTTGGCTTGCAGCCGTCAGCTTGCTTTTCAGCTGCTCTCCCAGGCTGCTTATGTCGTTTTCGAGCTTTTTCTGATCGGCCCGGATCTCTACGTATCCGGTGCCAAGGCTACTTTCGGTCACCTGCCATCCTCTCGGTTAGCTCGGCAAACTCGGCTTTCCGTGTTTCAACTTGATCCGGCGTCAGTTGCTTGGTCTGGTTCTTGCCCAGCACGGCGTTCAGGCTTGGCATGCGCTTGGCCCGTGATAATACAGCCACGTGCCACGCCAGCCAGGCCATATCTTCATGGTGTCGCTGTTCCCGCTCTTCCGCCGCCTGCATGGCCATCAGCGTTTCCGCAGGGGTCATCGCCCAGAACTCGCTGACGGCGATGCCAAAACCTAGCGCCTGCCGGAGCAACCGCTCTACGGTCTGTTGCTCCGGCGACGCCGCTGGTTGGCGGCCTACGCCGGGGGGTTATCATCCTCCAGATAGTCATCCGCCTCGCTCGGATCGTACATCAGCACCTCGGTCAGCGGCTCGATCACCGCTTGACTCGCTGGCACGAAACCGATCTCATCCATGATGGCCAGCGCATCGTCCCGATTCATCGGCGAGACCCTGAGTCTAAATTCGCGGCGTGCAGCATTCACGCCGATGCGCAGCAAATCGGCCACCTCCCCCACGCTCATCAGTCCAGTCGATATTTGGCTAGCCAGTACACCCATCGACTTGCCCAGCACCCGCTCCGCTTCGGCCAGCGCCCGGTTGTTGAAAAAGATCTGATACTCCCGGTCGCCGACCTGGATGCTGCCTTCTCCCCTTCTCGCTCCTGTTTTCGGCATTAGCTCGTCAACTCCGTCCAGAACCCGTCAACCGTGAGCTCAACCGACACGGTTGCGGTCTCTTGGTCAGGCGCTTGCTCGCTGACCGTGTTCACTACGCACGTCGCCTCTTCCAGCGCCGCGCTTTCCTCTTGCCGGCGGATCAGCAGCTTGGTGCCGTCTCGCATGGCGTCCTTGATCGCCTGGTAGGCGTCATCCGTGGGCACGTACAGGTGCTCTAGGCTGACCGTGGCGCTATAGCGCCCAGGCTCCACCTGCTGCGCCCGGCTGTCCTTGTTGGATGAATCCCGGTTCGCCGTGTTTTCCGCGAACGAGACGTTGCGCTGAGAACCGACCACCTCGTACGTCGGCGATTCGGTCGTGCCGGTATTCGCCAATAGCAATACATCTGCACCGTTCATGTTATTCCTCCATCATTTTGATTCTGACCGTTACGATTCGTCCATATGCATCCGGTTCGTCCTGAACGATGGGGCCGGAGCACTCCACCACCTCTGCCTCGTAGCCATCTATATCCATCGGTTGCCGGTGCAGCAA